TAAGTTGTATCTTGCCGTCAGCGAAGAGGCCAATCTCGAACGTGCTGCTGTTGTTCATGCCATACTCGTTCACGCCATACCAACCGAACAGGATCGATCCATCATCGCGGCGATAATAGGGGTTGCCGGTGTAGCTGATCAGGTCTGACCAGTAGGCGTAGATGGTATTGCGCTGCGCCATCTCGATAGGCTGACCGTTGCAGCACAGATGATTACCGCTCTGGAATGACACAAAGCCATTACTCGACACCCAAACGTCAGTGAAGGTCTGGCCCCAATACTCAAAATTGAAGCCAAGGGCTACATTGCGCGTGTTATCGTCGCCTAAGTTGAGCGGCGTCATCGTCGTGGGAGCGCCAAGAATTTGTGGCGGAATAAGCGCAGGCTCGTAGGTCTGTGCAGCCGCAGATGTGCTGACCAGCAATGCAGCCAATAAGGTAATTAGACGCTTATTCTGCGTCAGGGCGGCGGTCAGCATTTTCTTCCCACGCAGCACTGGCTTCCTCGCCAATCTTACCCATGAACGGGCAGGGCGTTCCAGCCATTTCCATCGCCCTAAAAACGCGGGTGTCTTGGCACAGAAGGCTCACGGCAGCAACGCGCATACCCATATCATACAGGGTCTTCGAGAGCTTCATCCGCTCACAGTTTTGGTCGCGCACAGTGCGCCCAGCCGACAAGCCAATAATCTGCGTCTGCACCGCGCCTGATTGACCAGTGGTGCAAAGGTCTTGGCTGTAGGACATCATGCTTGGCGCAATGGCGCTGGGAGGCGGCGACTTGATATTCTGGTCGATTATCTGCCGGTTTACGCTCTCGCTGTAGCTCTTGCTATCGGATACGTTGACGTTGTTGTTCTGGTTGACGTTGTTCGTCGTGCTGTTGATCGTGCTCGTGTCGATATTCCGGTTGGTGTTATCGGACGTGCTGTTGATGGTCGAGTTCGACGTATCGTTGTTGTAGTTGTGGTTTGAGTTCGAGTTCACCGAAGTGCTGGTCGAGGTGTTCTGGTTGATATTGGTCACCGTCCCAGAGTTGATATTCTGGTTCACGTTCGTATTGGTAGACGTGCTGGTGGAGGTATTGTTATTGTTGTTCGTGTTCGTCGAAGTGCTGGTGGAAGTGTTGTTATTGTTGTTCGTATTCGTGCTGGTCGTCGTATTGGTGTTATCCGACGTGCTGGTCGTGGTCGTGTTATAGATATATTCCGTAGGCGCTACGGATACCGGCGCGGTCTGAGCGATTACCACAGAAGCGGCGCTGGTGGCGGCCACGAAACCTATCAGAAATCGCTTCATTACCGATCTGCCTTGTTATCCAGTTTATCCTCAATCCGGCGAAGGTGCATCATCACCTCGTCAAACTTCTTATCGATGGCGTTGAACTTCTCGTCGCCGAATCCCAGACGTGCTTCAAGCAGAGTCAGCTTATTGGTGAGATTAACCCAGACGGTTATCAGCGCGCCAATAAAGCTAAGGGCTGTGATGACAAAGCCCAGAATGGTGAAGAGGGTGTTCGTGTCCATTACCGTAGGTTCCGCAGCTTATAGATTGCAGAGAGGTACACGCCCGTCACCGTGTCAATCAGATTCCCAATGGCGCGGTTGCCCTTGGAGATCTTGTCATGATTCTTCTCAATCCATTCGGCGTCGGATTCGAGACATTTCAGAATATCTTTTTCCATTTCGCCGGGAACGGGGATAGCTCCGATCAGCTCATACGCACCCTGATAAGCCTCAACCAGCGGATCAATCGTATCGATCACGCCATCATAGAACTCACCCAGCGCCATGTGCTTAGCAAAGCTGCCATCACCCTTGGCGCGCCAGTGGGCAAAGTGAGCAAGGTTGCGTGCGTAGAATACGCGGCTAATCAGCTGCTCAATCATTATGCGATTCGCTCTGCCGAGAGAATAACAGACGGGGCTGCTGGGGCGATTGCGCCAGCTATGATGTAATCAAGCGTGACATTCGTGCTGACGGGAAGCCAGAAGACTTCAATGTACTGGCCGGCAGTTACCTGCTCATAAAACACAATTTGGAAGAACGCGTTTCCGCCATCAGCCGCTTTTGGGACACTGATAACCGTGTTCGAGCTGGCAATGTTCGTGCCATTTTTAGCGAACCAGATGTTGACATCGTGATCCGTTGAATCGGAGTTTGTGAACTGGAGGCTGGGCATGATTGCATATGTTCCAGCATCCGTGAAGGTAATACGGGTAGGATTGCCAGCGCCGTTGTTGGTCATGGAAATGCCGGAGCTAAAGTTCGTAGTTCCGATGATAACGGCTGTAGCGGCAGAAGTACTGCCAGTCTGATCGACGGCGCTGAATGCAGAAATATAGGCGCGACCGGATATGTCATTGTACGGGATCGTCGCAGCGCTGGTGATGGCCGATGTGCCATTACCCTTGAGATACTGTCCAGAACTCAGCGTCGCTACACCTGTGCCGCCATTGGCCACCGGAAGCGTGCCGGTGATGTCCGCCACCGGAATCGTCGCAGAAGCCGTCATCGCAGACGTGCCGTTGCCCTTGACGTAACCTGTCAGCGTTGCAGCGCCCGTGCCGCCGGTCGCGACTGTGCGGACGTTATTGGCGGTATTGGCGATTGCGCTGGCCGCCACCTGCACGCTGGTGCTGGCCTGAACCAGCTCAAGAACCTCAGTTCCTGCAAGTGGGACTGTCGCTGGACCAAGTTGTGTAATCTTAATGTTAGCCACGACGACCTCCCACCTGCATATCTGTTAAGGGTAATTACCCTTGAGCTTCTTCACCGCTTTGCTGCTCCTCAGGAATCTGAGCTTCAGCCTGCTGCTTGATCTTCACAACCAGAGGCCATGCGCCCGAAGACGTGGGCAGGTTGCCAAGCGTGTGAAGGACGGCGTTAACTTCGTCTACGTTCAGGGTAAGATTGATTTCCATATTATTCGCTCCAAGGTAATGGTGGCGTCACAACAGGAGGATTGATTTGGTTCTCTATCTGCTGCGCCACATTAGCTTCATACGCGGTAACTTGCTCTTCGCCAAGTGCGCTTTGCACCCAGCCAATGACCTGAGCTTGCGTCAGATCCGCATATGGTGTGAATGTCGCACCTTCGTCGAGCGTGACGCCGACTGAGCCGTATACGCTGCCGTTGTATGTGCCGTCTGTGCCGACCAATGTCCAATGTACTGAGAATACTACGTCGGCTTGACCGTCGAGTTCTGGGTAGCAATCCATGCTTACTACATTCCAAGTATTTACGATGCTCATATAAACCTCCTATTATGTGGCAAAATCGCCGTAAGTATCTTTACGAGCCGTCGCGGCTACGTTCGCTGCTTCCTCAATATCGTGGTACAAGCCGTAGGACTTGCGCTTACCACCCTGCATTAACATAACTTGCCATTTAAGTTTTTGACCATGCCATGTTACGTTACGAAAGCCACTTGAGTTGTCTACCCGGACGCCGCAGTTGTATGCGTTCTCCGCTTTGGTTGCCGCCCTTAGATTTTCAATAGAATTGTTTGTTGTGTCCCTATCTATGTGGTCCACCACTTCAGGTTCAGATCCGTGGTGCATGAAATATATTATACGATGAACAAGATACCGGACCCCGTTGATTGAAACGCGGCGATAACCATATCCCGCTTCATGTCCGACCTCCTTATAAAGTTTGCCATCAATATATTTATACCCGGACAGATCCAAGTCTTTTAAAGGAAGCAGCTTTTGCACCCTTAGTTTCCTTCTAGTTGTGCCACGCGGGCGCGGAGTTCGTTGATGGTTGTTTGCTGTTCCTGCACAAGAGCTACAAGGTCTGCGAAGAAATCGTTGTTGAGGCTGACAGCCTTAATCTTGTCGTCCCCAGTGACGAATTCCTTCTCCGCGTCAGCAACCATTGCGCTTTCGCTCACACTGTGCGGGTAGACCTCTTCAAAGTCTTGCGCAATGAAACCACGGTCCGCCACGCGGCCCTTATGCGCCTCCGGTACGCGGTAATCAAAGCTGGACGGCTTCAGGGCCATGATACGGCTGGCAGCGTCTGAAATTGGCACTATGTTGGTTTTAACACGAACGTCAGAAGTAGACGCCCAGCTACCGCCACCTGACTTAAACGCCTGTCCAGCGCCGTCATAGTAGAACCCGAGAGAGCCGTTCAATGAATAGTTTACACCCTCTTGAAGCGCCCACACGCTATCGTTGCGAACACCCCAAGACCACCACAAGTCAGCGTTGCTGGAGTTCCTTGCCGACATGATGTTAAATGCGTTTTTACTCGCTGAGTTAGGCGACATCTGCGTTAAACGGTCGAAACCACCAAGCCCTGCTGATACCATCAGGGTTGCGTCAGCAGCTGTGCCACCGATGTTGACGCAACCGCTTGAGCTGATGCGCATGCGTTCTGTGCCACCAGTACGGAAAGTCAGGTAGGAGTTACCGTCCACGAACATGGCGGTGTCAGTACCAGAACGGCCAATCGACCCAAGGTAAGTATCGTCAGAACGACGAAGCACAAGGAAGCTGTTGCCGTTGCCAGATGCGTTGTTATCGCGCAGGTTAATAGCTTGCGTAACAGCAGTGCTGCTGTTGAAGGTGACAAGCATCAGTTCATTGCCCACACCAGTTGTGGCCCCGCCGACAAAGAAGCGACCATCGCTGGTAAAGCGGGCGCGTTCTGAGCCGTTGGTGACGAACGAAATGGGCTGTGCAGCGTTAGTGGTAAGCCTCAGAGCAACGCCAGTTTCAGTTTCAAGGGAAAGTAACGAGCCGTCGGCATATAGGTAGCCACGGTTTGAACCCGCCGTCTGAAGCGACATTATCGTAGAACTAGTGCCGTTGACGTTGAATACTGTGCGTCCACTTGTGGTATAGGGTATGGAAGCGTTACCAATAGAGACATTGCCGTCGTTGGTTATGGTGGCGAACGTAGAGGAACCTGCGGAGTTCTGTATAAACAGACCTGCCGAGCCTGCGCGTATGTAGTTTGACGTACCATCGTTGGCCAAGAAAATCTGACCTTTGACGCTTACTTCACCATTCACATCTAGTTTACTACCCGGCGAACTCGTACCAATCCCGACGTTGCCGCTAGTATCAATGCGCATGGCTTCGGAGAAAGATACCGCATTTCCTGCTGTGCCAGATGCAGCCGTGTACCAACGGGCCGCAGCCGCGCCTCCTACACTTTGGTAATAAGCAGGGTTGCTGTTGATATAGCGCCAGTTGCTGCCATCGTAATACGCGTTGGATGTCATGAAGGCATCATTGAAGCCAACGCCACCACTGAAGGACGCAGCGGTTCCTGTTTGCACGGGCCGAATGGCGCTCCAAGCACTAGGCACGACACCAATTCCGACGTTGCCGCTGCTGTCGATGCGCATACGTTCGACGAAAGAGCCGCCACTGTCAGTGCCGAAACGGAATTCGGAAGCGCGTGCCAGTAGTGGCACTGTGGAGGCAGCAAGGGGAGTGTCCCATGCTTCTAGCATTGCGCTAGGTGTGGTGGTAATAAACGCGCCATCGCGTATGGAAAGCGAAGACGCGGCGGCAGTCTGGACTGAAAATTTACCCAGAACATTGGACGTACCAATCCCGACATCACCCGCGCTGGTGATGCGCATACGTTCTGTTTCACCGCCACCGCTTGGAGCAGTTTTAAAAACAAGGCTTGCACCTGTTGACGCATACGCTCCAAATTCGCTGACATTTGCATTTGAACGAAGCGTAAGAACTGTAGCCCCATCATTGCTGACTGCTGCGTTTCCGCCAATTACTGCCAACTTGCCATACGCTGAAGGAGTTGTTGTCCCCACACCGACGTTGCCGGAGGTGTCAATGCGTACCTGTTCTGCATCGTTGGTGATAAAACGCAAATAGTGGTTCGTACTAGTGCCAAGCAAAACGCCAGTTCCGTCTGGCCCCATGACCAGTCGGCGCGTTCCGTCATCAGTTACAAAAGAGTATCCTCCGGCAACAGTAAACTTTCCAAGTAGGGATGTGGTTCCAACGCCAACATTCGTGCCGTTATCATACACCACAGACGCGCTGGCGGCAGATGTGCCGTTGCCTTTGACCAGATAGCCAGATGTTAGTGACGTTGCGCCTGTGCCGCCGTTGGCAACATTCAGCGTGCCCGCAAGCGTGATCGTCCCGCTGCTGGTGACTGGACCGCCCGACGTGGTCAGGCCGGTGGTGCCGCCGCTGACGTCCACCGAAGTAACCGAGCCGAGAGAGCCGCTGTTCGATGCAAGCAGCTTAACCGTACCAGCCGCATTCTTAAAATACAGCTTCTCATCGGTCAGGTTGATCGCAAGCTCACCCGCCGCAAGGTTGCCAGCGGTTGGAGTGGCAGAGGCCGTGCTTGTTCTGTAGAGCTGTATAGGCGTGTAGCCACTTTGAGACATTAGAAAGTACCTCCGTCAATGCCGCCCCAAGACGGTGCAGATGAGCCATTAGATAGCAGAACTTGACCAGTAGTTCCAGCTGAAGTGAATGCGTATGCCGATCCTGTGCCATATGCAACAGTTCCGGCGGTGGGAGTAGCGGTTCCGTTTGTCCCGCCACGGCTGATTGCCAACTGCCCAGACCAGCCAAGCGTCAGAGATGTCGCCGCTAGTAGCGCCGATGACGGGCTACCACCAAGCGTCAATGTCACGTTGGTATCATCGACTCTGGTCAGCGCCGCGCCGCCGCTGATTGCAGTTGCTGGGATAGTGGCCGAAGCCGTGAATGCCGATGTGCCGTTACCGATGAGATAGCCAGTCAGCGTGGTTGCGCCGCTACCGCCAGCCGTTACAGGCAGCGTACCGGTCGTCAGCGCACTAGTCGATGAAGCATAGACCGCGCCGCCGGATGTAAAGCTCGTGAGGCCCGTGCCGCCATTGACTGTGGTGACAGGAGCGATGAGGCTGAACACCGTGCCGCTGGTAAGCTGCAGGCCGTTACCCGCCGTGTAGAGCGTTGAATCCGAAACCTGAACGAAGGTAATCGATGTCGTGCCAAATGTAATGACACCGACGGCATTCATCACATAGGTTTCGCCAGCGCCAGTGTCCCCAGACGTAATGAAGAATGCGTCGCCTGCGCCAAGGCCGTTCGGGTTTTTCAGGGCGTAAGTATCAGCGTCGCTCGTGCGGGTCAGAACCCAGTTCGTGCCGCCCGGATCAGGCGTGCCGACGGTCGTAACCTCATAGATCCCGTTCTCGAAAGCATTGGTCTGATTATAGATCAGGATGCGATCACCAATAGAAGCGGTCGGGCCGTCAGGCGCAAACGCAGCTTTCGTGCCAGCGTTCGTCAGGGTTGCGCCGACGCCAACGCCTGCGCCACCGGGCTGGTTGTAGGTCGCGTTGAGGTTACCTGTGCTGTTTGGCACTTCGTATTTAACAGGCGTGTGGAACGTGATGCCAGACGACACCTGCGTATCCACATAGCTCTTGTTGACCAGATCGTTCGCGCTGGAAGGCGTCGTGCTGACTGTTCCCGATGTCAGCGTGACCGACGTGAGGGTTGGTGTCATGCTGTAGGCTGGATTTCCGCCGCTGTTGTAAACAACGCCAGTGCCAGCGCCGAGGAACGTCGTCGCGCCAGAGCCGGACTGATAGGGAATGCTGCCTGCGTTGCCGCCTGCAATGTTCGTCGCAGTCGTTGCGCTCGTGGCGCTGACCGCGCTGGTTGCGTTGCCAACCGTGATGGACGCTGGGCTCGTCCACGTAGGGATGCTGCCGTTGGATGTCAGGATCTGGGTGGATGTTCCGATGGTCAGTTTAGAAAGTGCCGTACTGCCGGTATAATAAACCATGTCGCCGGCTGAGTAGCTGGCCAGACCCGTGCCGCCCTGCGTGGTGGTGAGAGCAGTCGTCAGTCCGGTAATCGACGTAATGTCGCTGTTTGCGCCAGATTTAGCCGCAGACAGATTGGCACGAGCACCAGTCGCAGTCGTGGAGCCAGTACCGCCATTTGCGACAATGAGAGTGCCATCCAGCGTAATCGTGCCAGTGGTGATGACTGGGCCACCCGTTGTCGTAAGGCCCGTTGATCCACCGCTAACGTCAATGCTGGTTACGGTCCCTGAACCGGCGACAGTAGCCCATTCGACATCCGTTGCCCCGACGTTAACGAAGAGAGCTTTACCTGCGTTGCCAGCGTAAGAGGGAAGAATACTCGAACGCGCACCAGCTGCTGTCGTTGCGTTCGTGCCGCCCTTGTTGATTGGAAGCGTGCCGGTAAGATCCGACATTGGAATAGCCGCAACCGACGTGAATGGATTCGTGCCGTTGCCGAAGATGTAACCGCTCAGCGAATCGTTAGCACCTGTGCCGCCCTGAAGGACCGATAGGGGTGTCGTCAGGCCGCTGATTGAGGTGATGTCGCTGTTGGCCCCAGACTTAGCAGCAGATAGGTTTGCGCGTGCAAGGGTGGCTGTCGTTCCGCCTGTCCCGCCGTTCGACACACCCAGAGTTCCGGACATCGTGATGACGCCTGTTGTCGTTACTGGGCCGCCGGAGAAGATCAGTCCGGTCGCGCCGCCGCTTACGTCCACAGAGGTGACAGTGCCGAAGCCGGAGCCGCTGGCAGAGATAGTGATGCCGCCAGAAGAGTTCGTAATGCTGATGCCGGAGCCAGCAGTCAGGTTGGCAAGCGCATAGCCAGAGCCAGTGCCGATGAGCAGCTGCCCGTTCGTCGGCGTCGTTCCCAGACCTGTACCGCCGTTAGCAACCGTGATCGCGCCAGACAGTGCCGTGACAGCGACGTTGCCGCCAGTGATGTTGACAGCGTTCGAGTTCTGAAGCGCCATATTGCCGAAGCCAAACGTCGAAGGCGTCAGCTGGCTGAGGGCGATTCGGTAGTTTTCGTTCGCAAAGACAGCTGGAAATTCGACGTTGCCAGTGACAGCGCCGACCCAAGGTTCCATCTGAGAGATTTTAATGTCAGACACTTAGCTCTCCTGAATAATCGGCTGATCGTCCTGCGTTACAATCCGCTGTATACCATTCTCATCGAGAACGAAATAGCTTGGATTGTAATCCGGACGCGGATTTCTCAGCGGCACGGGATCAGGCCGCAGGAGCAAGCGGCTGTAATATGGCTGGGGAACGTCATCGCAAGAAGCGCAAACGTAAAGGCTGAGCCCAACAGGGACCGAACCGCCACGATAGTCCTTCTTCTCGCGCAGATGCGAATGCTGGACGAGGAATCCGCATCCATCGCATATGGCGATACCTCTAGGATTTTTTGCGTCAAACTTCGGCTGTGTCCGTTGTTTTCTGCCGCGCCCGAATGCGTACTGCATTTAATACCCCTGCATATCTATAGTGAGGCGCAAAGGAACGCGCTCACGGTCTTCTGCGGCAGCACGGTTATATGCACCATCAGCAAGGCCCTGAAGGTACTGAAGGCGGTCAGGCGCAAACTTCACAGCCAGCTTGGCGGCTAGGCCAGCGGCGATCGCTTCCATCCAACGGTTTGGAGCATCCATACTATCAGTGAACGCGCCTGCGTCCTCTTGGATTTTCATGCGGTGATAGAATAGCGTGACGCCAGTATCCTGCGGAGCCTGCCAGATGTACAGTCGCGGGGTGATAGTGCGCTGAAAATAGTATTGGAACGGACGCTGGCCGAGCTGAGCCTTGTTCGGGATTGCGTCGTATTCAGCGCGGCTGATCGGCGACATCATAAGGTCGGTTGCCAGAGCCCCAGAGAGAGTGCGCGTATAGACCTGAAGGATCGATACAGTGCGCGGCTCTAGATCGTAATAAAGTGTACCGGGCGTCAGAACGATACTCTGGAGATCCACAGCCCACAGGTTTGGGCCATTATTCGACCAATCCGAAAAGAGATAATTGATAGACCGGCGTGCGCTATCGATGTCGTTCGATGCCAGAGATGCGGGATTACGACCGACGCGCTCATACGCTTCAGTGATAATGTCAATCTGTTCTGTGTCACCGAACGTATATTGTCCGCTACTAGTCATCTGAACCTCGCCGTCTTCTTCGCGATAGATTTAGGCTGGGCTACAAACTGCTTTCCAGCCTTCTTTCCTTCGCGCTTGGCTTTGCTTGTAGCAGCATATTCAGCCGGCGTCAGCGATTTAATGGCATCCTTTGGAAGATACCGTTCGCCCGTCTTGCTGGACGGCTTACCAGACTTGGTAGTCCACTTCTGCTCGGTCCAGTCCTTGAGGGATTGCTGAGATTTTCTAATCGGCATAGCACTCGTCTCCATAGCTGCCCATATCCTTAAGATAATCTACAGCCGATAAAAGAATTTTTGCGCTATCCCTGAACATCCCAAGAGCCCGATTGCATTGACGGCAAAGGACGCCGCGAAATTCTCCAGTATGATGATTATGGTCAATTGCACTATCAATCAAAGATATTTCATCTTTGCAAATAGCGCAGCATCTTTCCTGACGTTCATAACAATCAACCAACTGCTCAGGAGTTATGCCCCTACGACTGCATCGCTTGACTAATGTCCAGCTATCTCTATCTCGGTAATCCTGAACTCGCTCTGGATTATTTTCACACCACTTGCGATGTTCAAGATAAAGGCATGTATTGCACCTGCTCTTTAAAAGGTGTTTTTGAGAACCTCCGCGTGACCGAAAGTCATCAAGCGACTTGGAAATGCCGCACATTGTGCACACCTTAGTCACGATACCCGCCGCCTTTTTCCTTATATGATTTGGCTAGAAGCTGACTCTTCCGGGCCGACCATTGTCCTGCCTTGGTGCCTTGAGTCTCGCGGGCCTTGATACTTTCAAACAGGCGCTTGCGGAGGCCGGGCTTTGTGTAGTTCCCAGCCTCATTCACACGCGACTCTTTGCGTCCACGCATTACTTCTTCTTCTTAGCCGGAGCCTCTTCAGCAGCCGGAGCTTCTTCAGCGGCAGGCGCTTCTTCTTCGGCAGCAGGCGCTTCTTCAACAGCAGGAGTCTCCTCAGCTGCCGGAGCCTCTTCGACAGCGGGGGCCGCTTCGGCCACAGGCTCAGGAGCCTTCTTGAAGCCGAGCATCATTTCTAGTGACTCTTCAGTCACCTTCTCCCAATCTTCTTGAGAGAGGCCGATTTCTTGCTGATCACCGTTGGCATTTGTGTAGCGACGAAGAATCATGATTAACTCCTATTAAGCGTAGGTTTTTATCATCTCAAGGATGATGCTGTATGTGTCACCGGACGAAGCGCCGATTGTGGTGAACATAATGTCTCCAGTCTTGCCCGTACCAGCATTGTTGCCGAGGATAGCTGTGTCGTCAAAGTTCAGCGTGTACATACCGGGGGCGAGAACAACGGCGCTTACGTCCGTGTCGGCATCCCAAAGGATGTTGACTGACATGCCGTTGACCATAGCTGTGATCTTACGGATTGAAACGGCTGTGCAAGCCTTACCTTCAAAGTTTGCAGTCAGCGCTGATACATCGACCTTGAGAACGGCGCTTTCGCCAGTTCCGTCAGATACGTTGTTGAATTTCATAACGGCTTGGCTTGCGCCGTCGAACAGGGTTTGAGAGTTTACTGCGTCAGCCATTATTTCATTCCTTTAAGAGTCATAGCGAGACGGGCGCGCTGGCCCATTTTGCCGGGCTTCTTAGCGGCTGCCTCCAGTTTTCCTGCAGGTATCGGCTTGCCAGCTTTAGCGCCAAGCGCTTTACGAAGTGCGCCGGGCTTTTTGATAGCCTCGGCAATGAAATTCTTTTTTCCACGCATATTAGCAATTCCACGCTTTACGGGCCAGACGAAGACGTGACTTCGGATCTTTGGCCGCTTCAGGAAACATCTTCATTTGCCCAGCGGAGCGCGCACAGTAACTGTCTCTGCGCTTCCCGCCTTCCGGCTGCGGACGCTTTAAGTTAGATCCAGTGGCTGCATTATACGCCTTACGACCAGCCTCATTTAGGCCGCCCTTTGGGTTCTTATGCTTAGCCTTGAACTGAAAATCTTTCTTCGCCCGCATTACAATCTCCATGTAACTAGGGCGACCCGAAGGCCGCCCCAATCATTAGGCTTGCGTTACGCCATAGAGGCCGGTCACTGAATCTGGATTTTCAATGAACATCCAAATAGTCAGTTGTTTCGAGCCATCAGCTGCGTCTGGAACCGCGTAGGTTCCGCGAACGTCGCCAGTAGTGGTGGTCGCGGGGCTTGTCGTAACCGCAGCTACAAACGTGCCGGTTGTGACAAAAGCGCCGTTCCAAGCAGTCAAGCAGTAGTTACGGCTATCCGAGCGGAAAGGCAGTCCGAACACATCGCCAGTGCCAACGAAGAAATCGGTGGCCGCAGCCGAAGCTGCTACGCTGGTAATTGTTTTGAATGCCTTCTTGCCAGCAACAGCAGTCGTGCCATTCAGCGTGATAGCTTCCGACATTGGAACGCCATAAACGTCCGTACCGGTAACCGTCAGAACGGCAGTAGCCGCACCAGCAGCGTCAACAATCACGTTGCGAGGAACGTCAAGGGTTACAACGCCACTGGATGCCAAAGCACCGTTAATCAGGGCATCGCCTGCCGCAGCAAGCGTCTGCTGAGCGCAGATACCATCTGCATCCAAAGCCACCGGAGTAACGTCATAGACGAACATCGGAGACGTGGGAGCACCCGGAATCGGAGCGGCCCCATTGAGGCTAAAACTACGCCCAACCCGGACACCATCAGAGAAGTGAGTCATGAATTTTCTCCATAGTTAGGGGGTGACGGATGCCACCCCCTGAGTCCGATTAGGAAGCGCCCTGTGAACCCCAGCCTGCGCGGAAGTTCGAGCAACCAAACGAATAACGCTCAATGGCTTTCGCCTTGAGGTTGTCGGTGTCGAAGTCCGTGTAGACATCGGTTTCGAGAGCTTCACGCTCATAGTGCTTGAAGCCGTTTGGAGCGTCGGTGAGCAAGAACCACGAGTTCGTGTCCGTCAAGAACATGTTCACGCGATGACCCTGCGGAACCGCCGAGTTGTTATAGATCGCGTTGATGTCGTTGTTTGCTGTATCGACGCGGAACTGCGATTGGAGCAGGCGGGTCGCCGTCCACTGCAGTTCGGCTGGAACGATGAGCTTCGTAGGCTTCGTCATGATGCGGAGGCCCGCAGCATCACGGAAGCGCTGAACGCCAACGATGGCGTCCTGAAGCGACGTTTCGTTCAAGTCAGCTTGCACCGTGAAGGTGTTAGCGACAACACCGTTTTCAATCGGGTGCTGAGTCGAGAACAAAGGCTGACCGTCACCAATTGGGAAGTTTGCCGAGAAGCCGTTATTCAGAACGGATGCGCCGAGAACTTCTTTGGTCTGTTCCATCGACTGACGAAGAGCCTTCGCCTGCAGTGGGAACGACGATTGGTAAAGGTTGTCTTTGATCGCCTGACGGGTGATGATGAAACCAATGCTGGTGTAACGGTTTACGTAGTTCGTTACATAGCGTTGGCCCATTTCGCCGTAAGCGGTCGAAGCGCCTTCTGCCTTGATCTGAGCCAAGCCGAGCAGCTTGACTTCGACTTCGATTTCAACAGCCTTATCGGATGTGTGCTTCTCGAAGATTTCCGACCACTGACCGGGGTACATTGGATAGTCGCCGAAAACGGCGGCCAAACCGGGCCGGAGCAGATCGCGGATTGCGGTTGTATTAATAGCCATTTTAAATTCTCCCTACTGGCGTATCAGAGGCCGGTCACGCCACCCTTATACAGGTGGTTGTTGAGGACGACGAGCCAGTTAGCAAAAGCGCCAACAGCGTTACCCGGAGTTGGGTCGAGCTGGAGGATTTTGCAGTTCAGCGTGCTAGTATCGGCTTCCGTTGCATTGTTGATCGAAACGGCGGACGAACCCGTCGAAGTCGAACCAGCAGTGTACAAGAAGTTGATGTTCAAGCCACGATCAGCAAGCGCAAGCGGAGTACCAGCAGCGCCCGAACCGTTCGTTTCTTGAATCGAGAACACTGTGTTGGGATCGTCAATCACGAGAGCCTCAACGGTCGAGCCGGTGAGAACGCCCGGGTTGCCCGGCCAGTAGTTCATGAATTTTACAACGCCAGTGCTGTCGGTGTACTTAACACCCCAGAACACGCCAACGCAGGTGGAACCAGCAACGCCGACTTCGAGGTAGCCAGACGTGCCGATGGTTACAGGGTCGCCACGAAAGATCGCGGTCGCGTAAGTGGTAACAATCTGATAAGGATTTGTCGCGCCAGTCCAAGCAGAACCATCAAGTTTCTTGACGGGCTGAAAACCATTAGGCGCATTAGTGCCGTAAGACATACGGTTTCTCCATGCTAAAATGAATGATTCGGCTTTAACCTGCCTGCTAGGTGACGCGATACGTGACGCGACATCGAAACGGCTACCCGCCGAAGGAGTGGGTACGTGACCACCATCGAGGTGCAGGATACGTGACCTGCGTCGAGGACACGATAATTAACTCAATTCAGCCCATTGTCAACAGCATAAAAAAAACCCCTACCCAGTTGCCCGGGCAGGGGAAGTTCCCACAGCGCGTATCAGTGCACTGTGGCCGGAGGTTAATCCTTAAACGACGTTACGCGCTCGAACGATACGCCGCTGTCTTTGTCCTCGAAGCGCGGCAGGTTGGGGTCGTTCTGACCAGTCCATGCTACGTCCTGCAGGGTTTCGATGTTTTCCAGATCGCGATCTTCGTTCCGCTCATTAACATCCCGTGTTGGGCATTCGCAGAGAATCAGGCCGCCGCGACGGATAACCTGAACTTCTAAGCCTTCATAGCCGGGAAGGGGAGGAGGAACCATCTCAGGGTGACGCGACGCAGGAACTGGATGCCAGCCCTTGATCATGCGATCCGTCATGTTGTCTGGATCTGGTTCGTTGAGGGTTGATTCGCGAACCCAAGCGTATGTCATGTCCGCAGGAATCTTATCCTTGGGAACATATAGCTTGGATTGGAAGTGCGTTTCCGGGCGCTTGCGCATACCTGATTCGCGTGTTTCTGCTGCTCGGCTTTGCGAGATTCGTGATGCTCGTGCCATTTTTAAGCTCCTTTATTCTGTTTCATCATGTGAACTGCGTAGTATTTTTCAGCCTCAAGTTCGGTCATGCGACCTCCCTTTGCATTGCGAATTGCACCCGACTGGGCCAGCTGGTGCGCCATGCGACGCTGGTCAGCCGTGAGGCGGATGGACTTAGTTGGTTTGCCCTGCTGGTTTGGCGCGTTGCGCTGTACAGGGGCGACGTTAGACTCACGAGACATCGGTGGAGTTCTCTTGCTTGGGGTTGATACAGTCGAGAATGCGTCAGGATATTCCTTGCGCATGTGGCGGTCGATTTCCGTAAAGTAATCAACGCCACCGATTTCGTCCTCACGTCCCTCAGAACGATACCGACGCTCGATGCGGCGCGCATACAGCGTTGCCTCTTCGTGCATCTCAGGATCGAACTCAGGCGACTGCGGCTGGAACCATTCGTTTTTCTGAATCCATCCAGCTGTGCGGGGCTCCAGCGAAGGCTGAGACTGAGCCTTTGGCTGAGCCTGTTGCTGCACCTGAGGAGCCGTTACCTTTTGCTGAGCTTCCCAGTTCTCAACGCCAACGAGATCGTTCTGCAGTTTGTAGTAAACGCTCTGCAGTTCAATGATCTGCTCACTGTCGCCCATAGAATGAGCTTCCACAAGCTGCTGCTTGACCGAGTTAGCTTCGTTGATGAGGTTGTTCTTGTAGTGCGTCATCATCGCAAGGTCAGATTGCTGGCGCAGCTGCGCTTCATTCTGCAGGCGAGACTCAGCTTCCTGAGCACGGCGCTCAGCTTCAGCGGCTTTGCGGGCCAGTTCAGCTATGCGCTTGTCAGGTGAGCGTTTGCGCTTCGGAGCCTCCTCTTCTTCTTCAGGCTCCTCTTCTTCCTCTTCAGGTTGATCTTCCTCTGCCTCAGGCTCTTCTTCTTCCTCCTCAGGCTCTTCTTCGGAGTCTTCTTCCTGATAGTCGGCTAGGCTCTCACCGAGATCGTCTTCGGTAATCTCAATGTCGATGTCTTCTGTAGGCCCCTCTTCCGTCAACGGAAGCTCTGGAATTTCGGTGTCTTCTGACATGCTCTACTCCTTAAAAATTGTTAGCGGCTTTACCGGATTCAACATCTTCTGGGCCAGTAATAACCGCCATCACGCGGTCATCAGGCAGGAGAGCCATCGCAACGCCGCGATAGGAAACCATCGTCGATTCGTAACGTGGGATTAAGATCCAGTCTCCGACCTTGCACCAAGGCCCAGAACGCTCAAACTTCTCACCCTGATAGGCTTCTGGTCCAACAGCGCATACCAAGGCCGAAACCGAGGAGAATTTGTCTTCAGCGCGAACCGTGTCAGGCAGGTAAAGCGTCACTTCTGTGCCGTCTTCCTTCTTGATCGTCTTCAACTCTTCAGGGCGGATGTAAATTTTCACAGCCACAAGATACCCAGCTGGCCGCATATCAAACGGTTGGCCGGTCATCTCTACGAACTGCTCATCGATGAATTGCTTCGCAAGCTCTTCTTCATGCGGCTCAATGTTACTCATGCTCATTAGTAATGACTCCTTTTTTCTTGCTCCGGTATTTTATCATCATCAGGCTGCATCATGCGCTTATACTCGTCGGCGATGACCTGAATTGCAGCCGTATAGCCACGCACCAACGCATTCCCCTCCAAAACCTGAAGGGCAATCTCTTCCGCCGACGACGCTGGGACATGATGCTCCCCATAGCTCGACGGCCTAAAACGTGCATTTAGAGAATATTCTGTGGCGCGATCTCGCAGCTCACTGATACGCTCAACCGCTCTGCGGCTTAGTTCCTCTGCGCTCAACTTTTTTCTCCGGTAATTTTTTATAGCTCTTCGTTGCAGCGGTGAATTCTTTGCCCACCTTCTGCGAAATCCCAACCTTCTTTGCAAAGGCTGGGTTGTTCGCGACCGCGCTCATAAGGCGAAACTGACGCTTCGATCTTGCAGGCACGGTCGCGACCCCTGTTACTTGCCGCGCATCTTGTTCATGGCGTGTGTGATCTGGCCCTCAGGTGTCATCATACCCTTGCGAACCTTGCCAACGCCGCCCTGAGCCTTCTTGATAGGAGCCATACCCTTGCGGGTTTTTCCAGCGCCACCAACGGCTTTCTTGACGGGCTTCATCATCTCGCCGCCATCTTTAGCGCACGCCATGCCGCCCTTGGCTTTCTTCATGGGCTTCTTCGGCGAACCAATGGCGATCATGACAGCAAGGCCGTCTTTCTTCGCTTTGCCGCCCTTTTTCATGCCGCCCATTTCAGTGGCCAGCTTCTTAGCAGTGTCAGCAGAGGTCTGAACCTTGCCGCCAGTCTTATAGCCGGGGCGCTCCATAGCAGCAGCGCGGTTGCCACGGGTGATAGCCGCAGCATTTTCTGGGGTCACCTTCATCTTGGCATACTCTTCGCGGCGCTTACGATCTGCTTCACGCTCAGCAGCAGTAGGCTGCGGAGGCGTGTTCTTCTTCACAGCGCCGCCAACCTTATAGGTCGGGATGGGACGGGCGTTTGCACGCTCCTGAAGCGCCTTTGCGCCATTGGGTTGCTTAGGCATTGGCTCAGCGATTGCTGGGCCGAAAATTGCGCGGGCTTTGGCCCGCAAGTCAGACATCTTCATTGAAAACCTCCATTATTACGCAGGGCCTCGGACTGTAGCTTCATTGCTGCAATCCGTTCTCTCGAAGCACGGTCTTCCGCGTCAGTCTGTGCTTCTAATTGAGCCTTTGCCATTTCGACTTGGGCGTCAAGTTTACTGTCAGCTTCACGCTGCTGAACCTTCATCTGCTCCACCTGAAGCATCGGATCAGGGCCCGGAGGCTGAGCCTTATAGGATGGCGCAAGCTGCTGCATCGCCTGTGCGACCATAATCGCAAGCTGATTCTCAATCTCTGGTGGCAACGGCTGGCCGGGAGGTGGCAGCGGCTGGCCAATGATCTGCTCAACCTGCAAGCGCATCTTCAGGGCCAAGTGCTCGTTAATGTGCGCCTGCAACGCTGGGTTCTCTTCAGCAATCGGAGCGTGCGCCGCGATGTGCGCGTCGTGATCCTGATACGCGCCAGCCACCAATGGCTTACCCGTCAGCGCGTTCTGGTTCTCAGACAGCGGATCCAGTGGCCGTGGCTTCGCCTGCTCAGGCAACAACAGCATTTCAATCTTTTCTTCGTCGATACCCATCTCAACATACATCTGACGATAGGCTTGGCGCAGATTGTGCTGGTCAGGCTGCTGTGTCGCAAAACGCAGCAGAGCCTCAGCCCGCATCATGCGCTGCGCCGACGACGAAATGTTCGGGTCGCTGACAGGGATAACGTCGATGTTGTCCGAGAAGTCTTCCCGCATAATCGCCGACATGCCGCCGCGAACTGGGAATGGATACGGTTCGTCCGGCAGATATTTGCCGAACAAATTCGCAATCATCTTCAGTTCCCGATTGAATGCCTTATGCGCGCTCTTGAGGGTCGCCGACTGGAGTCGGGTTGCCGCTTCCATAAGAGCAACAGTCGTTCCAACTGGGGCATCCTGTCTGCCTTCGCCCACCGCAATCTCTGCCGTGTTCGCGAGATTTCTGGCACTCTCATACGTTTCCTTCAACAATGCTAGAGAAACCTGCGATGGCTCCTTGTAGGGCATCGTCATGATCGCGTTCTGAATCGGCTGACCGCCCGTGTCGATTTCACGGAACTCCGTCGGGCCAATCCCAATGTTATTGTCGTCCAGACGCATACCCTTAACGCGCAAGCCGCCGGGGAAGTTATTCAGCGTCGCCGCGTCAATCAGCTGACGACGGATCGATGTCGCCGTCTTCGCCGAATTGCCCAGCAAGTGCGCATAGCCAAGGCCATAGAAGCCAACGCCGGGCATCAGCTTATAGTGAACGAACGAATCCTGACGCTGGAACGTCGGGTCATTCTCCTCATAGTTCCGATAAATCGACAGAACCTTACGGCTGCCCTCTTCAATCGTAACAATATACGGCAGAGGAATACCATCCTCGTTCTCAAAGCCCTCAAGGTTCAGATCCGCATAAACCTCGTAAATCCGGTACTCTTCCGTACCCTCAGCACCCGGCTCAACGCCCTGAACACCATCAACTTCCGCACGAATCGGCGTCTGATCGGTATCATCCGGCTGCGGATCGCCGACCTTAATGTCGCGATACACACCAGCCAACTGCGCCAAACGGAAATTGCGGCGCGTCATAGGCGTAATGTGGCAGAAACGTGGCGACGTTTCTAAATCCGTCGTGCCATACGAAACAATAAAGTTATCCGGCAAAACAAATCGGCTCACCGGGCGTCCCAGCAGCCGATCCTGATATACTTTCTTGAACGTCGAGCCCACCAGCGCCAGCCAGAACAGCATCTGATCGAACTCTTCATAGAATTCCGGGGCCAGTTCCGTCAGGTACAGGTTCATAAAGTCCTTAACCCGCGACGCCTGCGCCTCCAGCTGCTCGTTCGCTACGCCCGTGATCTGCGTCTTAACCGGACCACCGGCTGGCAACAGCTCACCACAGGCAACAGCCTGCCAGCGCACTACAGCCTCCGCCAGCAACGGATCGTAAACGCCACACGCGCCCTTGAACGGCGTCGAGCGGTCTTCAATCTTCAGGCCCATCAGCTTGATGCCCTCAGACATCGTAGCTTCCCAGTCGCCCCGGCTCTGCTTGTCTTCCTCAACGCCGCTGAGCAGCATCTCGCCCAGCCCGGTCAAGTCCATGTCGTTCATGTGCAGCGCAAGGTTCGAGTCGTGCCGAATCTCTTCTTCTTCGTCTTCCGCAGGCTCAAAATCTATCTCAACGCCACCATCATCCAGTTCGGTGATCTCAGCGCCATCGACCATCTCAGGGCCGCCTATTTCGATTTCGTATTCTGCGTCGCCCTCAGGCATATCAACATCAACACCACCAATGCCCTCAAACTGAGGGCGGAGCGTGTCTTCGAGTGTCATCGGTTTGCGGGCCATTATGCCTCCTATCAATAAAACGAAGCGCGTTCAAGCGGTACGTCATATACCTCTTCATACGGGTTTTCCGTATTGTGCACCCAACCAGACTGTTTAACCCGTAAGAACGCCATCGTCATCGTATCAACCCAGTCTCTCGAATCAGCCGCAGGAAACTGCACGCACTGTTCCATAAAATCACGCGCCCACGGCCTCAACTCATCATATGACGGCCCTGCTGCCGGTAGCCATACCCTACCATTTTCAATCAGGTCAGTCACCAACCGAACACGCGCTATCTTGTCGCCGAACTTATCAGGATTAAACGGCGTTGCAACAATTCCTGCACGACCCAAATCCTGTATCAGCATCTGACCGTTCGCCTTCGCCTCCACCAGCACCGTATCCGGCATACGATTCTTCGATGCCTTGATGGGTACGCGATAGTTATCGTCCCTGTAATCCGTCGCCATGCGCTGCACCATGCGCCGCAGAACCGGCCATTCCGCACGCTCACGCCACACCGACAGCAATATCAGGTTCGGTATATCGTTATCGTCGTCAAACACGCCCCACGTCGTGGACGCGCTATACGCCGATGTCTTATTCGCCGTCAGCGCCGTATCCCACGACTGTATCACGTACTTCACATCCGGCGGATCCGGTGAGCGCCACCACTTAAACCACTTCTGATCGATGATACCACCATCATCCACCACCGGATTCTGCTGATACAGCGACGACCAGATACGGCTCGTCGTGGAAGGCTGGCGGCGGATCTTCTCCAGTTCCTCTTTCGGGAACTGTTCCGGCCACAGTGCATCTCCGGGCTCTCGCCCCAAAATGTCGTTATCCACCGCCAGCGCGGGTAAAACTACCCGCTCCCACTTCTCGCCCTCACCATCCCGTTCGCCCTGATCCAAGCGACCCATGTGGTCCCCCAGATGCCAGCGCGTCCCTATCAGGATGATCGGCGTATCCTTGTTCTTACGACGCGTGAAAAAATCCGCCCCGTACCATGCCCATAACTTATTCCGCTCACTGTCCGACTCCGCCGCCTGAATACCCGACAGCAAATCGTCCCCAATCAATATATCCCCACGCCGACCCGTCACGTTCGCGCCAACCGCCGTCGCGTGATAACCACCAGCCTGCGTCGTCATCCACTCGCCAGCCGCCGTCTTATCCGCACTAATCCCCACATCCGGAAACAACCGCCGATGCTCGTCGCTCTTGATCACGTTACGAACCTTCAGACCAAACGAATCCGATAACTCCTGCTTGTGCGTCGCAAAAATCACGTTCTTCTCAGGGTTCTTCGCCAAGTAATAGGCCGGGAAGTAATGCGACGCAGCAAACGACTTCCCATGTCCCGGCGGCATCGAAATCATAAGCCGCTGTATCTTACCCTCAGCAACCTCATCCAACTTGTCACAGATCAACTTCAAATGCGGCGGCGGCTTCAAACCACTCACATACTCAATATACGCAGCAAACGACGCCATCGCCTCCTCGCGGGCCACCAGCTCCGCCAGTAAGTCATCCATCGTCAGGTTATCGCTCATCGCGCCACCACAGTACAGTACAGCCGACGCAAAACCCGCGAATACCTCAGCATAAACCGCACGCGACCCAGAGCCACAATGAACCCAACGCTGCCGGATTTACGCGGGTACACGTTAATCCCATTGCGAATCAGATGCCCCTCGTCGCGGATATATATCAAACCTCAAACTCCTCACCGTGTAGCCATGCCATCACGATCCGACGCAACATCTCTTGGTTCTGGGCGGTATAGGTAGTCTCCGTATCGTCGTGCAGGACAATCTTAGTGTCATCCGCCAACCACTCATCAAAGCCCTCACCCTTGGTCAGCGTGATTGACGTTCCATCCCCAGTAATTTTCAACGGCGTAGCCAGATTCCCTTCATCATCCCAATTGCCAGCAAGTCCACGTAAAAACGCCAAATTAACTTTCATCACTCAACCTCCCTATAACCCGCCTCAATAACCGCCGCAGGCTTCGCACGATCCGCAACCATCGCCCGTAACGTCGCCAAATCCAGATCCTTCGCCGTCACCGTATGGTTAACATTCACCGTCTGATCCATCATCCCCAGCAACTGTGCCTGCGTCTTCACCGCACTTATCGCACTCGTGAAATTCTTCGCGTCCAACGCCCGCTCGTGCACCGCCTGCAGCTCATCCAGAAACAAATCCCGCGTGTTGAGGTTCAGCGTTTGATTGCTGAGGCTGAGACATCGGGTCTGACGGTTGAGCGGACGGAGTACACGCGGGATTTGTTTCTGGATGAGCTGCAGGCGGTGCACGAGCGGGCGTTGGACGCGAAGAATTTCACGAGTGC